TGCTCGGTGGTCTTGCGCTCAATCTCCGCCGTAAGTTCGGCCATGCGCTCTTCGTCCTGCTTGGCCTCTTCCTCGGTCACGCCCTCGGGGGTGCCCTCGGCGTACTTGTCGATAAGCGCTTGCAGTTCCTTCAGCAGTTCATCCATTGTTCTAGCCTTTCTTTCTTGCGTTTGCAATTGCCATAACGGCGCGTGCCTTTGCACGCACCATGCGCCGCCGCTGCAACTCCTGCCGCGTCTGCTCAATCTCTCCGTTAAGCAAGTTGCGTGCGCTAATCTCGGTGTTGGGGTCAGCCGGTAGGCTCACCGCCGACACGTCGAAAACCTTTTTGACCCGCGTAATAGTGGTGGTGCGGGTTTCCCTGTCGAACTCGTCAGCGGCCACGGTGAACGCCCATGACATACGCGTGATAAGTCCGGCGGCTATCTCTTCGTAAAGCTCGCGCGATGCTTGGCTGCGCGACAGGTCGGCGGCGATGAACAAGCCGTGTTCGTCCGGCTCGATAAGCAGCGTCCCGTTACTCGTGCGGGCGTACACGCGCCCTTCGTGGTCGTACTGCAAAATCACGTCCGACATATCGGCTTCGCGGAAAGCATCGGGGCTGATGATCTCCAAATACTCGTTGCCCGCGAAGTCGCAATAGATGGGGTAGGGGTCATTGAACGTGCTTGCGTAGCCCTCGACGTAGTAATCACTGTCAAAGCGCTTCTTCGGCTCTTCGCCGCCCTCGTCAGCGCGTTTGAGCGGCGCAAGCGTCGCGGTCAATGTTCGGTACTGTCTTTCATTCGGCTTGCTTGGCATCGTTGCCCCCTTGTCCCTTGTCCTTTGGTGCGCCTATCTGCTCCGAAAGCGCAATGTTGGCGTTGGTCTGCGCGGCGCTGGCGGCTTGCTCTGCCGTATGCTCGCTAATCAACCCAAGGTCGATATACTCACCGCGTATAACGTGGCGCTCGCCGCCCTCGTAGTGCGGCGATTGGAACACGTCGGCAACTTGGTTGCCGTTCCAGATTCCACGGTCGAAAAGCGCCGTTGAAACGGCAAGCTTCGTGGTGTTGCTGGCGAACTCCAAACGGTTTGCCGAAAACATGATTTCGTTTCCGTGGGCAATCTCGTTTTTCGTGTAGGTCATCGCCGTTAGCACGTAGCCAAGCTGAACGGCGAACGTCTCAATGTTCCCTTCGTAGAACGCGTTATAGGTGTCCTCGTTCGCCTTGTTCAGCACCACGTCTTCGTTGGTGCCGAAGAACCTATAGGCGCTCTTCTCGATGCGCTCCATCTGCGCCGCGTCAACCGTGTAGCTTGACGGCGTAATCTGCTTCACATCGTCAAAGATGCGGTCATACACGGCGATGCCGCCCGCGTTGGACGGGTCAAGCTGCTTGTTGAAGTCCTTAGCGGCCTTTTCCCTGTCCGTGTCGTTGCGGTTCTGGCTCAACTTGCCTATGAAGCGGATGAAAGCGCCTTGCTTAATGGCGTTCATTTCCCCTTCGGTCTGCGCGTGCATAAGTTCTAGCGTCGGATTAAGCACGTTGGTGCCGTCGCCGAAAAGGTCACTTCGGTACTGGTGTCGCGTCATAACGCCGACGCGTGACCATTCCACGTACACGCTTTCAGCAGTCGGAAAGTCCAGCTTCAACCAAAGTTCGCCGCCCACGTCATAGGCCGTGCATTTGCTCGGCAACACCGGGTAATAGCCAACGTGCGTTGCGTTGTCATCGGCGAACAGCGGAATAATCAACGCCGTGTCGTTCACCTGCAACATGGTGTAAATGCGCTTGATGAACTGCGGCGTTGTCATCCACGGGTTGGGCTGGTAGGCCAGCGAAGCCGTGGCGTGGCTCTGCGCGGTGCCGCTTACCTCTGGTTTCAGCTTGCTTGCGTGGTTCGCGCCGCTCTCGATGATTGAGCGCGTCAACTCCGCTTCGTAAATGCCGCCCGTCCAAGTGGTGAAGCTTGGTTGGTAGGCCGTGAACGTTGAGAAGTAGCCGTTTACGGCTTGCATCTGCTTGCCGTGAAACACGGAATCGAACATTGAGCGCAAGCGCGGTTTCAGTCTTGCCAAGGTTTCAGCCCCCTATCATTGATTGGTATTCGTCGGTCATGTCTTTAAGGACTACGAACGCGTCACACTCCGCCGCCCAAGCGTCAATGCGGTTGCGCGGGTCTTGGTTCTTCTTGTCCGGCGCAATGTTGCCGTTCGCGTCCGATCTGACGGCCACGTTTGAGCGGCACCACTCCGCAATTGGGTTGGCGTTGTCAACTATTCGGTTCTCCCGGTAAAGCGCCCGTAGTTCCTTCATCGGCATTGACAGGGTTTGCGCCCCCTGCACAACGCGCCTGAAATAGTCAGCGCCAAAGTACCCTTCGTAAGCTTCCACGGTCGGCACGTCGCGCATATGCCACGGGTCATAGCCGCAAGCAACGGCATAGATGCCGTATTTCTGCTGAATCTCGGCCACCCAATCAAGCACCGTGCGTTTGTCGATAATCGGTGTTGGGCACGTGCGCAAGTAGCCGTTGGCAATCCACGCATCATAGGGCACGCCGTCGCGCCCGCCGCGCCGTCCCTCGCGCTCCGCTTGCTCTAGCGCACGTTGCGGAATCCACGCCATGTGCAGTGCGTATATGTTCGGGTCGTTCGGGCGCTGCATGAGCAGACACGCCGCCGTAAGGTCGGTGGTGTCCGAAGCGTCAACGCCCAGAATCGCGTATGTGAAGCCGTCCGACGGGTCAAATGTCGCGTCGTTGTGGATCTCTGACCATGTAAGCCAAGCTTGGCTTTGGTTCTCAATCAGGTTGAAATCCTTAACAAGCAGCGTCGGCAGAAACGTAGGGTCGTTCTTGGCCTTGCTCACGTTCTTGCGAAGCGCTGGCAGTGATTTGATAGTGCCTAAGCCCGGATTCGCCTTGACCCAAGCCGGTTCATGCTCCCATTCCTCGCGTTCGTCCAATTCGTAGATGAACGCAATGAAGCGTTCCGCGTCCGTGCCGGTTGCCTGACCGTCAAGCCACTTCGCGGCGTACTGGTATTGAGCATCGAAGATGCCAGCGCGAACAAAACCGTTGGTTGTGATCTCCAAAACCAGCGGTTGCCTACGCGCCGACGTGCCTTGTATGGTCAGGTCGTACAAGTCGCGGTTTCGCATGGCCGCCAACTCGTCGATGATCGCGCCCGACACGTCCAAGCCGTCAAGGTGGTTCGTGTTTGCGCTAAGCGCCTTGATGGTGCCCATGTTCAAATCGCAATATAGGTCGCTCACGCGCTTGCGAATGTGCTTTGACAGCGCCGGTGACGTTTTAATCATGCGCCAAGCGTTGTTGAAGCCCTTAGCCGCCTGATCGTGGGCGGTTGCGACGTTGTAGACCTCTGGTGCGCCCTCGTCATCGTTCACCTGCAAGTCAATTTCGATTGCGGACGCAAGCGCGGTCTTTCCGTTCTTCCTGCCCATGACCCAAAGCACTTCGCGGTACTGCCGCAAGCCCTCTGCGTCAACGAAGCCGAAAATCACGGACAGAATGGCAAGTTGGAACAATTCCAGCTTGAAAGCGTGCCCAAGCTTGCCGGATGGTAGGCGGCAAAAGCGTTCAATGAAGTTAACGTGCTTCTGTGCGTACTCTTCGCGGAAATGGTACGGATAAAGCGGGTCTTTGTTGTCCATGTCGCGCAGAATCTTTGCAGCTACCTGCTTGATCTTGCGACAGGCCGTTATAGACCCGTCCAGCACGCCGCCGAAGTATTCACGTATAGCTTTCTCGCACCGCCCAGCCTTAGCGGCCTTAGTCATAGCGCGTTTCAGCTAGGTAGTCCGTGAGCGCATCAGCAGCCGCCGCGCCGGTCGGCATCATGTCGCAAAGCTGCTTGATGCCGCGCTGAAACGTAGTGAAAAGTTTGTTGTATGCCTGAAAGCCGGGATGCTCGCGCAAGCCCGATTGCCCGCCGCCGTTGTCATACTCGGTGTAGATGCTTTCATAAAGCAAATCTTTGCGGGCTTCGTCCAACTTGTACTTCATGAACGCAAGGTTGGGAAGCATCCCAAGCACAACGTTGCGCTTGTCCTCTGGTATCGCGTCTTTGGTAAGGCGTTGAAGCTTGCGCAACTCGCTGTCAACCCTCGCTTGCGGGGTGGCGGGCTTGCGCTTCGGCTTACTCTCGGCAACTTTGCCCGAAACTTGCGAACTATCGCATACTTTTTCTTTCTTCACAAGACCACCCCCCTTTGAAAAGTCGGCACACGAATAAAATTGACTCCCGGCGTTGGTGCCCAAGGAATCGTTGCGCAGATTCAAACCGGGGGGATTGCCCGCCGCCCTGACCTGCTGTTTTGTGTTCGGTAATTTTTTCTTCGGTTCGCGTTTCCCGTCGCGCCGATCATTCGGCTAGGCAAATCAAGTTGCCGTCGGCATCAAACGCAAGCCCTTGACGGGTCGCACCGGCACGCGCCCACCCGTGCGTTTTCTTGTGGCATAGGTCGCAAAGGCTGACCAAGTTATCAAGGCCGCAAGCAATGTCCGGGTTGTCGATGTTGGCCGGTGTCAGTTCTTCGATATGGTGAACCATCGTTGCCGGTGTGATCTCCCCACCGGCAAGGCAGCGTTGGCACAAGTAGCTATCGCGCTTTAGCGCATCTTCCCGCGCACGCTCCCAAGCCTTGGAATGATAAAACGCATCACTGAACGGTTTAGCCATGCGCCACCACCCCAAAAGAAAAAGCACCACGGCTCTAAGTCCGTGACGCTTTGCATAGTTCAAACCACCTTAGCGAACTTTAGCACAACATGGGAAGTGATGGGAAGTGTCAATTTCTCATGCGGTGCGAATGTGCGCGAAGCCTACGCCGTCGATATAGGCGAACGCCGCGCCCGACAGTTCACGGCACCACTTCACCGAACAGCGCATGACCTCGGCAACTTCCTTCCATGGCATCCCTTGGCAATACGCCATGCAAAGCACGTCGGCGTAGCGGTTGCCTTTAAGCTTCGCCAAGCCGCCGTGGTCATCGTCGCCGTAAAGCAGCATGGTTGCTTCGTCCAGCATTTCCGATGCTTCGTTGATTCTGCGTTGTAATCTCTGCTCAAACTCAATGCGCCGGTTCACCCTGTCCATTGCATCACTGTTGCCGTTGCCCTGCTGCTCACCGTAGCGCTGAACCTTCGCGCCCTCGGAAGCTTTGAGCCGTTCCAACATTTCCTTTGAGCGCTCAATTTCAACGACGGTTTCCCGTATGCCCTCGAAGTATTCTTGCGCTCTCATGGCTTCACCTACGCAATGCCGGTGCTGCCGAAGCCAGCCGCCCCGCGCTCCGTCTCGGTCAACTCTTCGCAGGGCACCAACTCGCACGGAACGAACGGCATAACGATAAGCTGGCAAACGCGCGTGCCCGCATCAAGCGTGGTGGTTTCGTCCGACTGGTTCAGCAGCGTTGCGCCGATCTCGCCACGATAGCCCGAATCAATCACGCCTACGCTGTTTGAAAGCGTAATGCCGTGCTTGCTTGCAAGGCCGCTTCGCGGGAACACCAGCCCCACGCACCCTTGCGGAATCTCAACCGCAAGACCCGTGCCAACGATAGCACGCGCCCCCGGCTCTAGTGTCACGTCGTGGGTAATGCGAAGGTCTAGCCCTGCGTCACCCTCATGCGCATAGCGCGGCAGTTCCGCGCCGTCCGAAAGTCTCACGTTCATTTTGCGTCCAATCATTCTTCAATCTCGCTTTCGTCAAATAGCGTTGCTTGCTTGGGCTTGCGGCATTTCTCATAGACGCAATGCCCAACTTCAAGGCAGTTAGTCCAGCAGTTCCACGGCGTGCAAAAGCACTTCTTGCCGTCAAGCACCGCGCCCCGGTTCTCGCAGTCTTCAAGGCTCATTGCTTGCCCTTCCGCTTGCGTGCCCTGCGCCATGCGCGGAACAGATCACGGAAGCCCATTGCTTCAAGGTCTGGTATTGCCGGGTTCAGGGCTACGCCGTCGATTGACGCATCCACAACCTTTGCGCCCAACATGTCTTCAAGCACGCCGCCCACTTCGTCTACGATCACTTGGCTTGGGCGCTGGCCTAAAAGCTTTTGCGGCTTGCAAATCGGCTTCGGTATCGTAACGCCCAAGGTTCTTGCTTGATGCTCCACGAACGCCGCCATTTGCGCGGTGCGCGTGTAAATCGGTATGCCGGTGTCGTGCGAAAGCATGATTAGCCGCGTGGTCTTGCCGGTACGCCTACCGCTCACGAAACATTGCATAAGCCACCACCCCTAAAACGGTATGTCGCTGTCATAGACGCTGGCAGCTTCCACGGCTTGCGGCGGCATGGCTTCCAGCGATTGGGCTTCGCGGCGGGCGTTCATCAACTCCACTTCGTCAACGACGATTTCAACACGCGAATACTGCCGCCCGTCTTTCTCCCATTTGTTCTGCCGAAGGTGCCCAGCCAATGCAATCTTGGTGCCCTTCGCAAGGTAGGGTTGCAGGGCTTCGGCACGCTTGCCGAACATGACGCAATCAAACCAATGCGGCACGTCCTGATAGCTGCCGTCGGCTTGCTTGCGGCGCTCGTTCACGGCCACCGAAAACGACACCACGGCAAGTTGGCTGTTCGTGTAGCGAAGTTCAGCGGCCTTGCCAAGGTTGCCGGAAATGGTGCAGTTGTTCAGGCTCATAGCTATTCACCGCCCAGCCGGTCAATGAGCGCTTGGGCTTGCTTCACGCCAAGACCGCCAACGCGCTTGCTTTCGGCGATGCTCAACGCGTGCATAAGCGCTTGCGTCTTCTTGAAGCCGTAGTCCGGAAGGGCGCTAATCATCTGTTTCACGCGCATACCAGATGCCGCCTTGTCGCCACGCTCCGCAAGGTTGATTAGATCGCTGACGGTCAGCACGCCACTTGCAAGCTGGCTGCGCAACTCGGTGCGTTCCTTGCGCATCTGCTTTGCCTTTTCAAGGTTGGCAATCCTCTGTTCTTTGGTCAGTTCGGGAACCATCGTTTTACCCTCTTTCTTCTAATGTGCTTGATAATTACTTCTTATCAGTCACTTGCTGTTTGTCTTGAAAGCCTTTTCGGTGTCGCACCTGCGCGTTTACGGTGGTGCGCGGTGCGCGTTCAAAATGCGCCATTGCAACTTCATTGCAACACCTCTTCAAGGTCTGCCGTGGCTTCCATGGCCGCTTGCTCGAAGACGCTTGCGGCGTATGCGTCGCGTCCCGGCAAGACGTGGGCGTAGATGCGAAGCGTGGTTGCTTCGTCTGCGTGCCCCAATCGCTCTGAAACGGTTTTCAGGTCTACGCCGTGGGTCAGAAGCCACGTTGCGTGCGTGTGCCGCAAGTCGTGGAAGACGAAGCCTTGCGGCATTTCGATTTTTCCGGCAAACGTCGTGAATGCGCGTGAAACGCTGTTAGGGCGAAGATAGCCTCCGTCAACCGTGAGCAAGGGCGCATTGCTCGGCAGATCGCCGCAGAACAACCGGCGAAGTTCCATGAACGCATCAATGGTTTCAATGTCGCTTGTGGTAATGCCGATGTTGCGGCACTTGCGGCCTTTGGTAACGTCGCGCCTGTAGGGCTTCTTGCCCTTCTTCTCAATGACAGTGCCGCCCACGTGGACGTACTTTGCAGCCCGGTAAATCTCGCCCGGACGCAACGCGCACACCTCGCCAACCCTCATGCCGGTTCTAAGCGAGAACCACGCGGCAAAGGCGTTCAGCGCCTTGCGCCACGTCCGCTTGTTCAAAACCTCTGGTTTCAGCAGTGGTTTTAACTGCGCATCCAGCTTGCGGAAATCGCCAATGTTGAGCGCTTGCGCTTCGTGGTGTTCAGGGCTTGGCTTCTCAACGTCAATGATCGGGTTTGTGTCGCATATGCCCGCTTTCACGAAGAACTTATATGCGCCGCGCATGAAATTGTGGACGTTGATAACGCTATTGCGGGACAAGCCTTGCCCGCCTAGTTCCTTTGGCACCATCAAGCGTTGTTCGTAGCGGTTGAAGTCGGCGACGCGCAAATCACGGGCGTTTGAGGTTGCAAGGTACTTCCGGGCATACTTAGCAAACAGCCTATAGCTGCGCACGCTGTTAGGGCTTGCGCCGTTGCGCTCCCTCATGGCCGTGTAATCGTCCAGCAGGTCGGCAATCAGCGCACTTGCTACCAGACCGTCAGCCGTGAGGTGAGCCGCCCAAGCGTTAGCCATTTCCTGCGCTTCCGCTTCGTCGTGCGCCGCCGGGAACTCCCTATAGGGCTGAATCTTCTTACCTTCCGGCGTTTGCCCAAGGTAGGGGCGTGCGTACCAGACTTCACGCGCCTTGCTCCATTTGACCTTGCAAGCGCCCATGGCTAGACAATCCCTAGCACTTCGTTGCGCTCGAATGCGTTTAGTTCATCTTCGCCGCCGTGGTGGTTCAGCGGGCAAGGCTCATTCGTCGGCATATCATGGCAACCGTCTTTGGTGTGATCGAACCAACAGCATTCATCAAAGATGTTCCAATAGTTGCAAGTCTCGTTGCCCGTGCAAACCTCTAGTTCTTCTGGCTGCGCAACCGAAAAAACAGGGTCAAGATAGTAAGAAACTTCAAACGTCTTTTCGCATTGCCAGCACTCAACTTCATATTCCGTTTCAGGCTCTTGCTCCCAATAGTCCGGGTCTTCAATTTCAGCGCCACAATATGGGCATCTGTAGTCAACGGACATTATTTGCCCCCTTCAAAACCGTTGGTTTTCGTTGTGGTTTTTGGCTCGATTTCCTCAATCAGAAAATCAATGCACTGCTTGCACTTTTTCAGGTCTTGAACGCCGTTCTTGCGAATCCAGCGCCATAGGTACTTGAACGCGCAGCCCCACCAGTAAAGCGCGATGGGCGCAAGGTTCACGGCCTTGCCGTCGTTGGCGCATGGCTGCAAGCAATAGCCCGTGCCCCTCATCGCCGCCATAGCGTCTTTGCACTCAATGCCGCCGCTGGTGTAGTGGCTAGGGTGCGAAACCGCATCTTTGGCGGATTCGATTTGATGCAAGCTAACGTCGCTCATAGCGCCACCCCCAATGCTTCAAGGCGCTTTTTGTAGCGGTCTAAGTCTGCTGGCAGTTCAATGCACCAGTTCTTGTTTAGTACGCCGTCTATCCACTCGTATAGATCACGCGCGACGCGCTCCACGTTGTCAGACGGGGCGTTTTGCTCTGAATTGCTGGTGCTAAACACACGGTCATAGCCGCTATCTTCGGCGGGTATCTCGTAGGCGCAAACGCAATCCCTTTCGTTCGGGCACTGGCACGGCATCAGGTCATCAAGACCGCAACCGCATTCGCCGTCAGGATTGCAAAGGCCGTCATAGTGGTTTTCACGCAACCACTGCGCCGCCATTTCGCGCAAGCTGGTGCCGTCTTTGCTCATGCTCACAAGACCACCCCCAGCGCTCGCAGACGGTCGCCATAAAGGGCGCGTGTGTCATCTGCTGGCGGTACTTCGTCCGGGTGCTTCGCGTCGTGGTCGATGATTTCCCGGTACATATCGCGGCAAACCTTTTCCACGCTGTCAGCGCCCGCGCGGCGCTGTTGGTATTCGTCCAGCGGTGCCGCTATGTGTTCGCGCCTGATCTCCACGGTGGGCACGGCATCGAAGCGGAAACGCGCGGTTATATCGAACTCGCAAAGCAAGCTTGGGTACTCTCCAAGCAGATTGCTTGCGTGGTCGCGTATGTACTGCCCTGCTTGCTCAATGGCTTCAATGAAGCCTTGCCGGGTGCTTAAATCCGGCCAAGTGTCTTTTGTCATCTTCTGACCTTCCTAGATTTCGCCGCATTCGCGGTTCTCGTGGCCGCTGTGGCCGTCTTTTGGTGTTTTGTGGGTATCTGTGCCCTTTTCACGCTTTCGGCGTTTCTGCGGCGGCTGATTCGATTTCACGCAAGCAATCTTCAAGAAAGCTAAGAACCTTCGCTTTTGACCATTGCCCGCCTTGATCTCTGATGCGCTCTTGCATTCCAATAACCACGTTCGCGCGTGCTTCCGCGATTTCCGGCGCATGGTTACGCCGAAGCCTTGCAACTTCTGCTTCAAGCGTGGCGTTGCGTGCCTTTTCCTGCTTTAGGTTGGTTTGAAGCTGCTTCTTGCTCTGCTCCAAAGGCTCGATCTTTGAAGCGGTGCTTTTCCGCTCTGATTCGATTTGCCGCGCGAACTCTTCCGCCGCCCTAAGCTTCGTTGTCTTTTCCTGCAACGTCTCTTCAAGCGATTCAATGCGGGCTTTCGCGGTGTCAAGCTGCTTCGCAAGATCAAGCTTTTCTTGGTAGGTCGCATAAACCATCTGTTCAAGTTCGGCGGCGCTCATGCTCGGTTGCTCGGCTTCCTCATTGCATTCAACGCGTTTGAAAAGTCCCATGAGATACCCCCTAGCTAGCCAGTGCGGCAGCGTATGCCGCCGGGTCTGCAATCGCACTGCGCGGAATGCCGCGCGTGCAGTTCATCCATTCTTTGAGCCAGCGCATGAAGCCGCGCAAGAACGGTTGCACGTTGTTGTCATCAGCCCAACCGGCAATGCCTATGAAGCCGTCACCGTTGAAGCTGACCGCTTCGCGGCCTTGCCAATAGCGGCCATCAACGCGCAAAAACGCTTCGTAAATCCCCGGACGTTCCGTTGATGCTCTGATGTTCGGGGCGTGCTTTTTGAGACATGACGGCTGCATGAGCATGAGCAATTCGCCCTTGCTGGCTAGCTTGCGGTCATGCCTTGCGCACTCAATGGCTATGAAGCCCTGCAAAGCCCGAATGTCGATGCCGCACAAGTCTGCATAGGTCAAGTTGCGGTTGAACGCTTCGCGCACCTGATCGCGCGTCAACTTATCCGATAAGGTCATCACAAGCCCCCTTCGCGTGCTTTCCGTGGCGCTTGCTGATAGAGCCAAGCAAGCCATCTTCGGGCGTGCGCTTGTCCTTCCATGCAAGGTTCTTGCACTTCCAACACGGTTCACCCTCGTTGGCGAACCAATCAAGCGGGCGTTGAATGCCGCACTTCGGGCATTCCCGCGTCTTAACGTGGTTTTCGTAATGAATTGGCATGGTCAAAATCTCCAATCTTGCCTAATGTGTAAAACTTTGTGGAAAACGCGTTGAAAACTACAAAAACAGGCTTTGAGGAATGCGAAAGCGATTTCAAGCCCAGAAAGAAGAACCAAGAAAGAGAAACTTTCTTGTTAGTCAATGTTACAAGCAACGGTGGTTTGGTTTTGGTTTTGGTTAGGAACCAAAACCAAACCACTAGCCATAGACATAGACTTAGACATAGATATTGCTTTCGCAGTTTTTTAATGGTCGGTTTTGCATATCGGAAACCCTCGGTTTTCCGTGTGGTTTTTGTTCTCGCGCTTTTCATGTGTCTATCAGGCGTTTTGGTCTGGCTGTGGGTTTTTGCGCGGTCTGCCGCCCTTGCGTCCGGCTGCACGTTTCTTGCCGAAACTAAGCGCGTTTTTGTGCATCCGGGGATTTTCCAAGCACCCGTTTTCATCGGTCTGCAAAAGCCCGATGCTTAGCAACTGATCTACGAACGCCGTAACCTCTTCGATGCAAAGCAGTTCGCAGAAGTTGGAGCCGTCGCCGAATTGCAGCACGTCGCCCAAGATCAACTTATCTTCTTCGGTGCTGAACGGGATTACGTGCCCTTTGTTGGATGCCAGAAGTTCGCACACGCGCCACCAACGCCCGTAACCGCTCCAACCAAGCCGCCTGATAAGGCGCTGGCACTTAATGTCATTGGACGCGTTGGAATCGTGCGGGAAGTACGCCAAGCGGTCTTGCGCAAGTTCGATTGCGTTAGGCATCTTCGCGCCCCTCTGCTTCGGCGTGCATGGCGGCAACCCTCGCGGCTACCTCGTCGTGCTTGCTGTCCTTGCGGCGAAGGTAGATTGCGCCAGCTTGCTTGATGCTGCCGGTGATAGCGGCCATTTGGCGCTGCTCGGTCAACTTGGGTTCTTCGATGATCGCCGCCGCGAGAACCAAACCGGCTTGCAGACCGGCGAACAGTGCCGTTGAATCAAGCTTGATGGCTTCGCCGGTGTCGGCGTTGACTATGGCAACATCGGCACCCACGCAATCAAGCAGTGCGAAAGTGTCCGTGATGCGCTCTTTGGCTTTCTTCGTGTTGGTCATCATTTCTTTTCGTCCTTCCTGTCGAACATTGATTTGCGCGTCTCTATGCGCAAGTCGGGGTTGTTTTCAAGCAGCCACCGCGCAAGCAGCGGGGTAACTGTGTTGTTGATGCTGTAGTGGTGCGTGATGCCGTGCTGGTCGGTGTAGGGCACCGCTACAAGCCTGTAAGCGCTCTCATAGCGCACGCGCTCAATTAGGTACTTCGTGGATACCCGCAAGCCGCGCCGGTGAATGGCAAGCGCCGTTAGTTCGATCTCATGCGCCGCCTTGTGATTGACCCGCAACCACTCGTTGAACAACTCGCGGTAGCTTTCGGCTTTGAGCGGCACCGGGAACACAAAGGCGCGTTCTTGGGCTATGACGGCTTCCACGGGCTGCGTGTAGTCATCGACGTTCATAGCGGTGCTGCCTTTCAAGGCGTGCCATCAAGCCATCAAAGGAGAAGCGTGCTTGCTCATACGTGGCAGTGAACGGCACCGGCAAAGGGTGCCGCACGCGAACGCCGCCGCCCTGCTCAATGTAGGCCGTCCAGAATCCGCGCTTGTCGCGCTCGAATGTAGCTTTAGGCATAGCGCTTCACCAGCCACACGATCACGGCAGAGTCAACGACGATGCAAAGAGCCGTCAGCCAAAGCCCGTAGGTGTCGCCAAGCCAGATTTGGAAGGTGGCAACGGCCATGGGCAAAATGCCGGACATTGTGAGCGCTAGGAAAGCCATAACGGCAATGCGCTGCCAAAGGCGCGGCCAACGTGCTAAGATTTCTTCGTCAAATTGCGGCCAGCATTTTTGACGTGCAAGCGTGCGGGTTCCAGCCGTGCTCTTGCTTCGTTTTTGGGGCGGCATCGTAAAGCGGTTGCAAGGCTTTGAAAGAAAGCCGCTTGCGTTGCGTCCAGCTTGCCGCCGTCGCGTTCGGTAACCATTATCAAAACCAATGGTTTTAGCGCTGGTTTTCATGGTGGTTAACCTTCGCTTTCGGTCGTGGTTTGGTCATTGGTTGTTCTCCTTTCTTAGAATCAACGCGCTAGACCGATGCCCGTTAAGCTGCTGCAAAAGGCACGATGCCTAGCAATTCATCTGCCGTGCATTCGTACAACTTGCAAAGCTGAATCAGGCGTTGCGCCGTGGGTGACGTTTTCCCGTTCTCCCACGAACCAAGCGTGGTGATAGATACGCCAATGCGCGTTGCCGCTTCTTGGGCGGTGTAGCCCTTGCGCTCGCGTGCTTTGCGATAGTTGCCCATAATTCATACCCCCTTCCCGTCTGCTCGTATAAGCCTTTGTGTTTTAGATAATAAGCCGAACGGTCGAGCGCGTCAACAATCTTTTGTATACAATTATCCGCAAGTCTTACAAGCGGGAAAGGTTAGGCAAATGGATAACGAAAACGTAAAACGCCTGATTGGTTCACGTATCGCGATTGCACGCAAAGCCGCTGGCTTAAATCAAGATTAAGTCGCGGAAGCAATCGGCGTGCATAAACAGACTATTTCACGTTGGGAAAGCGGGAAGCGTGCACCTAACGGTGAAGAAATCAGATTGCTAGTAAATCTATTCAAGTGCTCTGCTGATTTCATTTTGGGATTGTCTGACACCTTGAAGATCAGTGAATAAATCATATGCAGCTAGAGAAGGGAACAGCAATGAAGGTTTTTGAAACAGAACTAGCCGCCGCCATGAACGGGCATCAGCATGAGCAGACAGCGGCAGGGATGCAAGACACGATCTATGACCGCCTAACCGAACTTGGTTACCAGCAAGAAATCGCTAAAGATGTTGCCGAAACAGCAGCACGAAGATTCTTAGAACTCACTTCATCGTTAGAACCGCCGTGCAAAGACGAACCGGCGTATGCGCGTCTTATGCAAGACATAAGCAACGGAACAGTTGACGCGGTAGTTTGCGGATAACAAGAAGCCCCGCGCTGGTCGGCAAACTCACGCGGGGCAAACACCCAACCATTAGCAAGGTTATAGGCAAGGTGATTTTATCATGGTCAAACGTAGAGCGGCCATATATGCCCGCTTTTCGTCACACAACCAACGGTCGGAAAGCATAGAAATACAGGTTGATGCTGGCACCCGCTACATAGCTGAAAACGGCCTTGAATTAGTCAGGGTCTATGCTGACTACGCCAAGACAGGGCGCAATACTGACCGAAGCGACTACAAACGTATGATGAACGATGCCCGGTTAGGCTTGTTTGATTATGTGGTGATCTACAAGGTGCCGCGCATCATGCGCAACCGCGACGAAATGGCGCTAACGCGCATCATGCTGCGCAAAGCCGGTGTTGAAATACTCTACGCCGGTGAGGAAATCGCCAGCGGTTCAAGCGGCGTGCTGCAACTCGGTATGCTCGAAGTGCTGGCAGAATGGGAAAGCGCCGTTGACAGTGAACGAATCATTGACGGCATACAGAAGAACGCGCAAAGGTGCATGGCGAATGGCCGCACGCTCTACGGTTGGGACATTGTAGAAGGGCGCTACGTGGTCAACGACCGCGAAGCGGCGGTGCTGCACCGCATGAAGAACCTGTTGTTTAGCGGCTCGACGGTCGCGGACATTGTGCGGGCTGTCGCCAATGAGCGAAGCCGCAACGGAAAGCCCTTCAACCATGACCGCACGAAGAAGCTTCTATTGCGCCCGCAGAATGGCGGCACGTACAGCTACGCCGGTCACGTGGTAGAAGACGGAATGCCCGCAATCTGGCCGAAGATCGAACAAGATATGATTATCAGCATGCTTGGCAAGCCACGCCCACGCCGCCGTATAGATCACGCCGCCGAATGGCCGCTAACCGGCAAGCTGTATTGCGCCGAATGCGGCAACACGCTTGCCGGAACGTCCGGCACCAGCAAGGGCGGCACCGTCTATGCCTATTACAAGTGCAAGAAGTGCAAGCGCACGTTCAGGCGCGACATTTTGGAAGATGCCATAGTTGATATGACCATATGCGCCCTAGAGCGCCCCGACGTGCGCAAGCGCATTGCCGACGGCATGGCAACCTATGAAGCCACCATGGAAGATGCGCCGCTTGAAAGCGAGCGCCTACGCAAGGAAATTAAAAGGATTGATGCCGCGTTTGAACGCATCTGGCAAGCCATCGAAGACGGCATAGCGCCACCGGGCGGCAAAGAACGCATTGAGGATTTGAAAGCCCGCAAAGATGCGTTGGAAACCGAATACCAGATAGCCAAGGCCAATGAAAACATTGAACCGGGCTTTTCGGAATTGATGGACTGGCTAGACAACGTAGCCGAAGAAATGAACCCGCAAGAAATCCTAACAATGTTTGTGCGGGCGGTTCAGATCGACAAAACCGAAGTGCGGTTGTACTTCGCTTTTGACTATTACGGCGACAATTTCACGCCACCAAAAAAAGACGAACACCCGGTAGATGGGTGTTCGTCTAATTCTCCTATGGTGGAGCCTAGTATAAATAGGGCGAACACGGTTATAAGCCTTGAAACCTGTTATCTGCAAATAAACCGCAACTGGTTTGCCGTTATAGGTAACCTACAAAATACCAGATAGGCGGCTTGCGTATTTGCCCTGTAACGCACGAAAACGGGGCACCCCTTATCAGGGTGCCCCGTTTGAACGTTAGATTTTGAGCCGTTGACCCGGATAAATGATATTCGGGTTCGTGATGCCGTTTTTGGCAGCAATCTTCTGATAGGTCGTGCCGAACTTGGCCGCAATGCCTGAAAGCGTGTCACCAGATTTAACGGTGTACGTCTGGCCGCTGTCAACGTTGCCGTTGATAATCGCCATGACTTCATCATAGCGGTGCGCCAAGATCGCTTTTCGCTCTGAACCGTTGCGGTAATCGCCCGCCCATGTCTCTTGCGCCAAGGTTTCAGCCGAAGCGCTGCAAATATGGTTGACGATCTCTTGCACCTCGTCATAGCGTGAGCCAAGCGCCTTGCGCCGGTCATCGCCCTTGCCGTATTCGTCGCGGAACACCCCGGCCACAAGGTCTAGCGCGTCCATGTTCTCAACGCCGGTTGCGGGTGCGGTCGGCGTTGGTGCTGGCTGCGCCGCGCCGCCGACGGCTGCGAACTGTTGCCATTTCGCAGCGTCCATATAGGCTTTGTTCAAGTCAAGGTTGCCACCCCAGCCATCCAAGCGCCCGCAACTAGAGTATTGGCGAATGTCGCATGAATATGCGCCCTCGTTCCATGGGCTGCCTTGAAGTCCGGTTGTGTTGTTGTTGGCGTATTGTGCAACCCATGTGCCGCAACCGTGCTTTTTCGCAATGTCCCAAGGGAAGACGCTTTGACTTGCGTAGATCAAAGGCGTTACGCCGGTAAGCGTTTTCACCTTTGCAACCAGCGAATCAAGATAGCCGGTGTTTCCCCACGCTGCGTTGTCGCCCTGCTCCCAATCAAGAACGATTAGCGCTTTACCAAGGTAGCCTTTAATGCTGTTGGCAAAGTGCTGCGCTTCCGCGTCAACACCAGCACCGTTCACGTAATGGTAAACACCAACCAAAAGGCCGCGTTTCATCGCCTGTTGCATTTGCCGGTCACAATCCGGCGAAACGTAGCTTGTGCCCTGCGTCGCCTTGCAGATTGCAAAATCAATTGCAAGGGCATCTAGGTTGATACCCTTCTGCCAGTTGCTAATATCAATGCCCTGTAGTGCCATAGAAACCACCTGCCAAACATACGAAATAGAAAAGGTCTGCCGTTTGCAGTTCTTCAAGCGTCCATGGACGTGCGGAGTTGACGGCGCTTGCTGGGTCGCGCACCCACCACATACCGTTTGCATCGTGCCGCCAGATCATGACAACATGGCTTCTGTATTCGGAATCTCCGAACGTGCCGCGCACGCCCGCGAAGCAGACCGCGCCAGCATCAACCTTGGCAAGCGCTGATTGCAGGCTGTAAAGCTTGCCGGTGTGCGTGATGCCGTATGGCTCATAGGTGCTTGCAATCCACTGCGCGAACTTCTCCATGTCGTTTACGCCATCGGTCAGACACGCGGTGCCCACAGCACCCGCAACGGTGAGCGGCGTAACGTCCTGCGTTGTTATGTATTTGACGGCCATTGCCGCGCAGACAAGCCCGCACCCGCTGTCACCGATGGTGCCGCCCGCATATTCTATGTGCGACCATTGCACATCATCTTGAAGGTAGAGCGGCATATAAGTGCCCGCCGGTATGGGCTTGTACGCGGGTTCCTCAACCGCGAAAACGATTTCTGGCGTTGCCGCTTCGCGCGGTTGGTCACTTGCGTAGGCAACCATGAGCGCGAAGCAGACAGCAAGAGCCATGAGCGCCCCGCACGCGAACGCCAGAACCTCGCGCCACGTCCCCTTACTCGCTTTCATGGGTGGATTTCTTGGGCGCTGTATAGGTCATCGCCTGTGCGCTGTCACCCAAACCCTCGGTGGTAGGGTCAACCACCACGCCAAGGATTACAAGCACGGCAAACAGCGCATCAACGGCGGCAACCACACGGCCTTGCAGTTCCGATAAATCGAAGTTGAAGCCGAAAATAGCGGCCACCATCTGCACAAGCAGGAACAGAGCAGGAATTAGCGCCATCCAAAACAGCTTGTTCTTTGCACGTGCAAGAAAGTTGATTTTCAAGGTGTTCATGGTAATGCCCCCTAGTCTGTGATTAGAAACGGCTTTAGCTTCTTGATCTCGGCCATGTAGCGTTCGCCGGTGCCGTTGCCACCAAGAAGCTTGTAAGCTTCGTATTCCTCTAGCAAATCGTCATAGGTCGAAATGCTCATCTTCTTGCCGCCGATAATGTACTTTTCATAGGCAGTCTTGATATGCTCGCGGGCTGATGCCTTGTCAATGATTAGACGCGCCTTTGAATACTTGTTAAGCGTCTCTACTTTGGCAATCAGAAAGCCGATAGCCCCGCTGGCGATGATGCCGACGATTGACGTTATTAGCTGCTGCCCAGCCGCGCTAATCATTAGTCCACCACTTGCCAAAGCGTTTCAGTGCCAGCCGCCCCCGGCTCCCAAACGTTGTTGTCAACAAGCGATTGCCACTTGCTGCCGCCGTGGGTGACCACCGCGCCGGTTGGGTAGCCGT